CCGTCGCGGGGCCGATCGTCCTCCCGATCTTCGTACCAGATCCAGGCGCGGGATCCTCGACGGTTACAACCGTCTCCCACACTTTCGCGGAGGCGCTACCTTTCACCGCGGGAGTTTTTTATGACGAGGCCACCGGCACGCTAACGATGTCCGGGACACTGATCGGATATGAGGAATAATGACCGATCAAGAAAATGATCGACTCGCGGCCTCGATCGTCGCGGCCTTAGATCTTGAGGGCATGGGACGGAAGGCCCGATCGGTCCGAGAGATCGCCGCGCTAGTCGGCGGGGGTGTGGCTCTTGTCGCCTCGATCACGATCGCCGCGGTCGAGGTCCAATCCAAGCCGAACTCGCCCGAGGTCGAGTCCATGATCCGCGAAGGATCGGAGATGGACAGGGAAAAAGCCGCGATCGTTGAGGACCGGGTTAACCGCGTGGAGGTCGCCGTCGAAGATTTCAGCGCGGTTAAAAAAGACGTGGAAAGAATCGAAGACGTCCAGGGCTATCTGATTGACGCGTCCGCGTGGCAAGGCGATATTCTCGAACACATCGCCGGGGGCAACCGTGGCCGCGCGCCCCGAAAACCCGAAACGCTCAAGGCCAAAGAACGGGAGTTGTTGCGCAAGTGAAAAACGAGATCAAATCATTCATCCACAAGACGATCACCTCGCGCAAGTTTTGGGCCGCCGTCGCGGCCTCGGTCCCCCTCGCCCTCGCGAGGGACTGGCAAAACTTCGCGATCGTGTGGATCGCCTACGCCGGGATCCAAGGGGCGGTTGACGCCGCCCAAGTTTTCCCAACCCGGCCGAAAGGCTCCGAGGACTGATCGCCGTGGTGCTCTTGTCCACCGTCGCGTCCCTCGTGGACTCACTCAACGTCGGCCCCCTCATGGTCGATCGTTCGGGCGCGCCCGTGGCCAACGCGTGGGGGGGCTACGACACCCCAACCCCGGCGACGTTTTCGATCAACCCGATCGCCGCCCACGTTTCGACCGGGCGGGATCTAGACTCCGACCGATCGGCGGATCGCAACTCCGAACGCGCCGAGTTTTACACCCGCCGCCGGTTGTTTGTTTCCGACGGTGGGCAAGCCGCCGACGTGATCACCTATCAGGGCCGCCGGTATCGGATCACCCAAACTCAAAACTATGACCCTCAAGGTGCGGTGTATATCTCGATCGGCGTGTTGGAGGACATCCAACAATGATCCCCGCCCCGATCAGACTCGACCGAGTCCAACGCGGACTTTTTGAGGTGTTCTCCTCGGCCCTCGCCCCGGTCGGCGTGGCGTGGGGCTACAATGAGGCGAGCTACGAAACACTCCCCGGCAACCTCGCGATCTTGACCATGATCGGCGGCCCTCAACCGTGGAACCGATCAGGCAAGCGCGGCGCTCCGATCTTGCCCGCCACCTCGGCGATCGTCACGGTCACCGCCGCCACCTCCGGGGCCTTGTATCTGATCCGTTTCAACGGGACCGACTACACCCACGAGGCCGGGGCGACCGACACGATCGGCGATATTCGCGACGCCCTCACGGCGTCCATAGCAGCCGACACGGGGGCGACGGGAACGGCCGCCCCCACCGGGGCCGACGGGGTGGAGATCACCCCCACGTCGGGCGGTGGGGTGCGTACCGTGGAGATCGTCGGCCCCCTCGCCGCCGGCGCGGTCGTCCTCGACCCTCAAGCCTATCTCGTGACCCAAGGCACACAGACCGCTCTGATCAATTTGCAGACCTACTCGAAAGGCCGCGAGATCCGTAACGGCGCGTGGTCGATCGCCGCCTCGGCCTTGGCGACCATGCAAACAGAATCCTACGTCGAAACACTCCGAGGGTGGGGCGTCGGACTATGGGCCAAGGGCGCCCCCACCGATCTATCGGCGATCACCTCGGGACATTGGGAGTCCCGAGTTTCGCTAGATTTCACCGTGTCGATGATCGCCGCTTGGGTGGATCCAGTGGACACGATCGAAACTGTAAACGCGGCGATCGCCGTGCTCAACCCGGACGGCACAACCGCCGCCCAAGTCACCGCAACAATCACCGCACCATAGGGGAATCATGCCAGCCGCAATAATTGAATTCGTAGACGTTACCGTGAATGTTGGAGGAGTTACCGCCGACAAATTCGCCTTTGGGATCCCGATCGGGGTCTTCACTTTCACGAGCACCATAAGCTCCGATCGCCAACACGGCCCATTTTTCTCTCTCGCCGAGGTGGTCGCGTTCGGGTTTTCGTCGGGCGCAGAACCGGCGATCTACGCGTGGGCGTCGGCCGTATTCTCCCAAGGCGACGGGGTCGATTCACTTTTGATCGGCCAACAAACCGCGGGCGACGCTGGAAACTACACCACGACCATGGACGCGATCGAGGCGGAGGGATCGGATACTTGGTATATCACAAACATTGAATCCAGGGCCGACGCCGACATCGCCGACGTGGCCGCGTGGACCGAGTCACGCGACAAGATCGCGATCTTCCAATCCGACGACGCGGGCCTCGTGGCCGCGCTTGCGTTGCAGGCGTTGGGATACAACCGATCCGCCTTGATCTACCACGACGACGACGCCGAATATTTGGACGGGGCGTGGACCTCGTCGGGCGGAGGGCTCAACCTCGACACGCCCGGGGGCGTCGGGATCTGGGCGTATCGATCCCTTTCCGGCGTGCCCTTTGACGATGTAACGGGTACGTTCGCAAACTCGATCTATGGCGCCGACGCCAACTTGTACGGCCGAAATAAGGGCCTATCGTTCACCTCAAAGGGGACCATGGCGAGCGGTCGATTCATCGACACCACCACGACGGTGGATTGGGTCAAGCTCCGAACCGAGGAGGCCGTGTTGGAGACGTTCGTGAACGCCGGGACAAAAGTACCGTATACCAACGCGGGGATCTCGATCATCGTGGGATCCGTCCAAGGCGTACTCGATCAGGGCGTGTCGTTCGGTCACTTCTCGGGCGACGCCCCGCCGACGGTTTCAGCCCCCGACGTGTCCGAGGTGTCCACCGCGGACAAGACAAACCGCGTCCTATCCCTCACCGCCCAAGCGACACTCGCCGGGGCGATCCAGAAACTTGAACTAACGATCAACCTCGCATTTTAGGAGATAACCAATGAGACAATACAGCATCGATCAAGTTGAGTTGACCTGGCAAGGGTTAGACTTTAAGCCCGGCCTCGCCCAAGGCACCACGATCACCGAGGCACGAAACGCGCCCTCCTTCACCGTCAAGCCGACGGGCCAAGGTAAGGCCGTTCGGGTCTACAACCCCGACCGAACCGGGACCGTTTCGGTGGTGGTGGATCAAGAGTCCCAACTCCATCAATCACTCCTCGACCTCGCGGCGGCGGATCAAAACCCGGCGACCCGTTCGATCGTGGGGGGCATGGTCCTCACCGATTCGTCAAGCGGTTACAAGATGACATTCCAGAATTCGTTCATCACCACCGAACCGGACGAGGCGCGGGGGACCGAGTCGGCGACTTTCTCTTGGGTGTTTGCTTTTGAAAACGTCCAAAAAGACACCGCGCAATTGACCAACCTCGTGGGAACCTAACCATTGCGCGCGTACTCCCCCGATCTTGTTTCGCTTACTTGGCTTGGCCTCGACTTGTCCGAGGGCCTAGCTCAAGGGGCGTTCATTTCGGTGACACGAAACGCGCCAACGTGGACCCAGAAACCCAACGGAGTGGGCGGGGTTGTTCGAATGTTCAACCCCGACACGTCCGGCGAGGTGGCGGTCTTGATCGATCAAGAGTCGGGGGTGAATCAAGCCCTTGTCGCACTGGCAACCGCGGATCGGTTCGTTCGATCCGCCGTCGCCCCGTTGATCTTGATCGACAATTCCGCCCGCGAGATCATAACCTTTTCGCGATCTTATATATCAACAATCCCCGATCCCCAACGCGGGACGGCCTCAACGATCCTCACTTGGATCTTCAACTTCGAGACGGTGATCCAATTACCTCTCGATCAAAACGCAAACCGGGTGGGAACATGACCCACCGGAAAAGGAAAACAAAACAATGGGAGTCATTCGGGAACACACCCAAGCGATCGACGGGATCGCCTACACAACTCAAACCATGCCCGCGTCGGACGGACTCAAGATCCTCCCCCGCCTCGTGGCGTTGCTAGGTGATTCTCTCACCGGCTTATTTTTCGCCACGTCCGAGGAGGACCGCGACAAGCTACTAACAAACCCCAAGGTCTTGGGGGCGATGATCTCCGAGATCTCACGGGCCGCCGCCGAGGACGACGGCCTCTTGGTCCTCCGAGACATGCTTAAAACAACCGCGGCCGACCTCGTCCGGGTTGGCGACGCCGAGATCCCGGGGTCGGTTCACACTCATTTCGATCAACACTTCGCCGGGCGCTATCGCCACCTCTTGGAGGTTTGTTTGTGGGTTGGCCGCGTAAATTTCACGAACCCCTAACCCGGAAGGCGATCCCCTCGTGGCCTCGGGCCGCGACGGGGGGCGGGCGACACAAGGGGATCAAGCCGCCGAACGTGCCTTGGGATCTGTTCGTGGCGTGCTCCAACGGCGACGGGATCGACGCGGCCACGTTTCACGCGTTGCACACCTCGATCGATCTAAACGGGCTCTACGATTTGATCGAGATGTCCGACGCCGCCGAGTCGTGGAAAAGTGCGGCTATGATGAACTCAAACGAGACGCGGGGGAACGCGTAGGCCATGGCGATCACCGTCGCAGAATTGTTGGTTGAGATCGGGGTGGACGCCAGATCCGCCGAAAAGGCCGCGGACGGCCTCACGAAAAAACTAAAAAAGACGGAGGGCGCGGCCGGTGGCGCGGCCAAGGGCGTGGAAAAAACGACCAAGGAGATCGACAAGCTCGGGAAAACATCCGAGGTGGCGGGCAAACTTGCCGGGGGACTCGCCACGGTGATCAAGGGCGTGGGCGTGGGGATCGCCGCGCTAGGTACTGCGACCCTCACGACGGGTGCGACGTTCGAGAAGTTGCGCGCCCAACTCAAGACCGCGACGGGATCCGCCGAGGGCGCCGAGGAGGCGTTGGGGTTCGTTCGCGAGTTCGCAAAAAATACCCCGTTCCAAGTCGAAGAGATCACCGGGGCCTTCATCAAGTTGACGAATCTCGGACTCACCCCCTCCGAGGAGGCATTGACCGCTTACGGTGACACGGCCTCGGCGATGGGGAAAGAACTTGATCAACTGATCGAGGCGGTGGCCGACGCGACCACGGGGGAATTCGAACGGCTAAAAGAGTTCGGGATCAAGGCCAAGTCGGAGGGGGATAACGTCTCCTTTACCTTTCGAGGTGTGACCAAGACCGTGGGGAAAAACTCGGCGGAGATCGAGAAGTACCTGATCGATCTAAGTAAGAACAATTTCGCCGGCGCCATGGCCGAACAGATGGGGACTCTCAACGGGATCATCTCCAACGCCAAGGACGCGATCGCCACGTTCTTTTTGACGGTCGCCGAAATGGGGCCGCTTGAGGAGTTCAAGCTCTTGATCTCCGACATCCGAGACGCGGCCGGGGGAGACTCCAAAGGACTGGCGAAGATCCTAGCCGACACATTGACAAGCGCGATCCGGGCTGTTCGCCGCCTCATGCAAGGCGACTTTCTCGGGACGTTGGAATCCATCGCGTCGGCGTTTAAGTTCTTAGTCGAAAACGTGGACAAGTTGATCGCCTTGTTCGCGGGGGCGAAAATGGCCCAAGCGTTCGCGGCCATGGCTACGGGTTTTTCATCTATGGGGATCGCGGCGGCCGGCGCCCTCGGCCCGATCGGATTGATCGCCGGGGCGCTGATCGCCTTGATCCCTCTCGCGATCGATGTCGGGGACGCGGTCGGGGGGGCTCTTGCGGGTGCGTCGGGGAACAACGACACAAAAAAGAGGGGCAAGACTAAATTCTTAAGTGATCGATTCGCAGATCCAAAAACAGCCGCCGCCGCCGCGAAGATCGAAAAAGACATCTCAACACGGGAGGCGCTGATAGCAACAAACCAAGCGGGTCCGGGCGCTTTCAGATTCAACAAATCGAACATGAATCAGCGCCGTCAAATCCTCGCCAGCCGCGCGGAACTGAAAAAGCTCGAAGGGTCAACAGCTAATCGGGAGGCATTTAAAACCCGGGCGAGCGACGCGGCGCGCGCGAATTTCGAAGACAGGGAACTACTAGAATTTAACCGCGCCGAAAAGGAAAAGAAAAAGAAAAAAACCCCCCGCGGCAAGGGTAGGGCCAAGGCCAAGGCCAAACCGAAATCCGCCACGACGTTGGCCGAGGTGTTAGCAGCCGACCCCGCGCAACTTGAATCAATGGCCGCCTCCACCCCCTCGACCAAGGCGATCGAACCCACCGTGGCGGTGGACATCACGAATAACAATTACTCTTTTGACATCGATCAGATCATCCGGTCCAACGCCGAACCCGGCGAGGTCGCACGCGAGGCCGCCTTGGCGATCAAAAAAGAATTCCAAACCCGACTCGCGGCGGCGGGTCAACAACTCCAACCCAACCTCGTGAGGTGATCCCATGGTCCAACCGTTTATAAAATCACCACTCGGCGGGATCCTCGGAGCCCGAACCATGGCGTTTTATCGCCTCGACTCGACGGGCACACAACCGATCGAACCCCTCGGGGACTTGATCCCCTCTCTCACCTCCGACCGGATCGCGTTGGACGTGGTTGATTCTGAGGACGTGGATCGATCCTACTCGGTGACGTTGAACGCGCTCCAAGACTTCACCTCGGCAACGTCCAACGTCCACAAGAACCCCGAACGGATCACCGTGTCGGGTACGCTTGTTTCGTCGATCGATCTCGGCCCGGTGGGGTCGGCCGGGTTTGCGGGGCTTCGCGCCGACTTGATCCGCGTCGCCAACCTTGAGGAGTTGGCCGACGCCCGCCAACCGATCATGGTTGTGTCGCCCCGCGTGTCTATGGCTAGCGCGTTCATTGAATCGATCTCTCGGAGTTGGAACCCAGATCAAGGCGAGAATACTTTGATCACAGTGTCACTTGTCGAGGCCCGGATCGTGTCACCCCTCACCGCCAACGACGTGATCCCCGACACCGCCGCCTCGGCCACGGGGAACAACGCCACAACCCAAGCCGGATCGCAGTCGGCCCCGGTGGTGGGGACTCAAGTACTCGGGCCACCGCCCGCGCCGGGCGTGCCCTCTCAACTTGGCGGGGGGTTCGCATGACGATCCGCAAGATCACGCCGCAATTCAACGGGTCCACCCACGCCTCGCAAGTCGTGATCCTCGACGGGATCCGGGTCCGCCTCGACACCTACACCAACAAGATCGATTCGTCGTGGTACCTCGACGTGTTCGACGCCGACGACACCCCCTTGATCACCGGACTGGCGATCGCCTCGGGGTTGGATCTGTTTTTCCCGTATCAGTATCTCACCGCCCTCCCGCCGGGCGCGCTGTTTGTCAACACCCAAACCGGGGAACCGTTCGATCCCACGCTCGACACTTGGGCCGACGACGCCGCGGCCTTGTACTACCAAGAGGTGACGGGCTAACCGTGGCGACGTTCGATCAGTTTTTGATCCCGGCGGTCAAGCTCGACACCGCGCAAGGGACGATCGCCAACCTCGACGGGTCGGGGTTGCGATTCGAGTGGACGATCACCCGGGATAACACGCCCAACCCCGATCAAGCCGAGGTCGCGATCTATAACCTCGCGCCGGTGTTGGCCGGCGAGATCGCCGAGGCGTGGATCACCGCGTGGCCCGAGTTGTCCGGGTATCGGGTGACGTTCGGGATCGGGTGGCAACGGATCGCCAAGACGGTGATCGTTGGGGACGTGTGGGATCTGATCCCCGACGAACGAACCCCGACCGATCGGATCTTGAGACTCAAGATCGGCGACGGAAACACCGCCAACCGTGATTCTGTTTTCACCGCCACCTACAAGGCGATCACCGTCGTGGCCGCGGTCGAGTTGATCGCCACCCTCCAAGCCGCCGCGCCGGGTACACCCAACGGCGGGGGCCTCGGGTTGGGGTTTCCCGAGTCCTCGCGCGCGCTTGTCTCCGAGGCCGCCAAGTCCACGGCGATGAAAAAGATCGACATCGCAGGGGCCTACAACGCGCGCGAACTCATGGACGAATTCATGGACACCTTGGGGCTTGAGTGGCGCGTGACGAACGAGCAGTTCATCGCCCTCCGCGGCGGGGTGATCAACCGACCCGGGCCGATCGTCAAGCCGTCCACCGGCTTGATCGCGTACACCACTCGCAACGATAAGGGGATCGACTTCACCGCGTTGGCCGACCCCGAGATCGAACCGGGGATCCAGGTCCAAGTCTTGGACGACGACGATCGGCCGTTCGGCGCGGTAGTCTACCGCGTGGACCGGGTGACGTTTTCGGGAAACACCGACGGTGAATCCACCATGGCCGTGTCGGCGTCCAAGGGGGGCGGGGTCTAGTGGCGCGCGAGAATCAAACCGGGGTATTCGAGATCCCCCAAGACCCAAAACTCGCCGACTTGTTCCGCGCGTCCTTGCGAAATCTCAAGGTACAGATCCGAACCCACACCGTTGGGACGGTGACCGCCTACGACACCGCCACCCAACGCGCCGACGTTTCGGTGGACGTCCTCCAAGTGGTGCGCGACAACTTCACCCAACCCACCTCCGCCAACCCCAACCCGGTGGCGACGTTGCCCGCCGTACAACTCAAGGGGATCCCCGTCGCGTGGCCGCGGGCGGGGTCGTCCTATCTCACTCTCCCACTCGCCGCCGGGGACACGGGAGAAGTTCACATTCAAGACCGAAACCTCGGCCAGTGGATCCAACTCGGCGACGCCGTCGATCCCGTGTCGGCTATAACCCACGCCCTCGCGGACGGGGTATTTCATCCCAACATCCACCCGGACAACGATCCGATCACGCCCCCCACCGACGACGCCGCGGCCGTCCTTGAGTCCGACGCGATCAAACTTGGGCGACTTGCCGCCCTCGGGGTCGCCCGTCTCACCGACACCACCGCGGCCGACGTGTCGATGTCCACTTGGATCACGTCGGTGAACGTGGCGATCTCCGCGATCGCGGCGATCCTCCAAGCGCCGCCCCCCGGGACTGCGGTGGTGACCGTGACCGGGGCGATCATTCCACCGATCCCGCCGTCGGATTTTGGGATCATCTCGTCCGCCTCCCCGAAAGTGAGCGCCGAATAAAATGGACCTTTTACTAACCGACTACGACATGGACTTGACCAACGGCGATCTCTCGTTCGTCAACGGGGCCGAGGCGATCGGGCAAGCCGTCACAATGCGACTCCGAACATGGTTAGGTGAAACGGTCTATGACGTATCGGCCGGGGTGCCCTATCTCCAAGTAATCTTTGCCGAACGAAACCCAAACCTTAATTCGATCCAGTTCATTCTCGAACGGACGATCCTCAACACGCCCGGTGTGTTGACGGTCGCTCTGGATCTACAACTCAACCGCGAGGATCGAACCCTCACCGTTTCAGGATCGGCCACGTCGATCGACGGAGAGATCGACTTCTCAACCTTGATCGAGGCCACGCCATGACCCTAGCTCTCACCGCCGCCGGACTCCAAACCCAAACCCAAGATCAGATCGTGGCCGAGATGGTTGCGAAACTTCGCGCCACGTTCGGGACCAACCTCAACACATCGGCCACCTCGATCATGGGCCAGTTAGTCAATATCGTTTCGGAGTTGCGCGCCCTCGATCAGCAAACTCTCCTCGCGGTCTACCGGTCATTTGATCCAAACACATCCCAAGGCGCGGCCCTCGACCGTCTCGCCACCCTCACCGGGTCCACTCGCAACGGTGCGACCTCGTCGGTGGTGCAAGGGTTCCTCGCGTTCTCGGGGATCGCCACGGTCAACGACGGAGACTTGATCGAAAACTCCGACAACTCAACCCAGTGGCAAGCGGTGGGGGGTCCGTATACCTCGGCCGGCCCGTTCCCCGAGACGATCGCCGCGACTTTCCAAGCGGTAGACACCGGCCCGATCATCGCCAACGCGAACACGAATTGGGCGCTTGTCACGGTGATCGCCGGCCTCGACGGGTTCGCCAACCCGGCCGACGACGCCGATCAAGGCCGGGACCAAGAGACGGATCCAGACTTTCGAACCCGTCGCCAGATCGAGTTGTTCTCTCAAAACGTCGGCGGCCTCGCGGCGATCCGGGCGGTGGTGTCCAAGGTGGATGGGGTTGAAACCGTCCGCGTGTATCACAACCCCGACACCCAACCCGCCGACGCCGACGGGATCCCTTTCAAGGCGTTCGACGTTCTTGTGGAAACTCAACCCAACCCGCCACCGGCGGCCCTTCAACAATCGATCGGCGACGCGATATGGTCGGCGACGGGCGCGGGGGGCGAACCATACGGGACCGACTACATAGTGACCGTGGCGGACGACGAGGGACAACCCCAACTCGTGAGGTTCGATCTCGTGGATCAGGTGGATATTTTCGTGGACGTCACGATCAACACTTTGGGGACCGAGCAAGTGATCTCGCCCAACATCGCCGACGTGGTCACCGAGGCGATCTTGTCTCGCGCCCGATCCGACTTCTCGGACATCGGCCGAAATCAACTTGGTTTCGAGTACGTCGGGATCGTGTTCGACTTGCAAAACAGCGGGCAAATTTCCGGGGCGGTGTCGGTCACCGTCCAACTCTCACGAGTTGCCGCGGTCGGCCCCTTCGCCGATCCGGTGGAAGTGGGGATCCGTGAACGCCCTAACTTTGAATCCCCCAACATCGCGATCACGGTGGTGGCTCTGTGAGATTCGGAACCGCGGCGCCTTGGGGGCTTGGATCCTTGTGGGGTGTGGACTCGGGGTCGGGGCCGGCGGAGTTTTGCCAACTCGCCGACGATCGGGTGTTGGTTCAAATGGACGACGCCGGGGGGAATCGAAAGTTTCGAGACATGCTCTGCGACTTCGCGGAGGGGTTCGGCCACTTCTCCGACGTTGCCTTGGACGTTGGCGACGGGTTCGATCTGTCCACGGCGATCGGTGACCAACTCGACATGATCGGCGCGGTGATCGGCTTGCCCCGTCAAGGGTTCCCCGACGATCGGTATCGTGTGTTCTTGCAGATCCAAACCGATCTGATATTGTCCGCCGCGCGCGAGGACGGAAATTGGACCGGGACAAGTAACAACATCTTGAGAATTTGCCGGACGTTCATCGGCCCGGCGGCGGGTACGATCAACCTGATCAACTTGCCCCCGTATGATTTCAGATTGACGATCCCCGGGATCACCCTCGCCGAGTTGGGGATCCTCGCGAACTTCATTTGTGTGGCCTTATACGCCGGGGTCTTGGGCCGCGTGATCTTCATCGTCGGTGCTGATTCTTTGTGGGACTCGGCCACCGTTGGACCGATCCCCGACGGCGGGATTTGGGCGTCGTCGTCCGTTGCCGTCTCACCCTCGGCCGTTTGGAATTTCGCTTTCCCGATCGGCTCTCAACCTTGCGAGTAGCATCATGCCAACCAAACCAGGAACAACCTACACCCACGCAACCGATCTGAACTTTGGATCCGGCCCGGCCTCGGGCTTCAACACTAAGATCGCGGACGCCGCCGCGGCGGCCCAAGGATTTATACCCGGCCAAGGGGTGGACGCCGAGGCCGTGAATTATCTTTTCAACATCTCGGGCGCTTGGGTGTCGGATTGGGTGAGCCAAGGAACAAACGCCGCCGACTTGGACGCCCACCTGATCGAAACCGACGCCACCGGGACGGCCTCGATCGCCACGATCAACGCCGGGAACACCGCGGCCACGACGTCGGCGATCGTCGCAGTGGAAAACTCGGGCGCGACGGCCACCACGATCTTGGGGACCAATAGCTCGGGCGGCGTAGGTGTGGCGGCGATCGCCTCGGGCGGCGGGGTCGGGATGTCCGCGGATGTCTTCGACACTTGCGACGGATTGATCGGGCAGGTTCGAGGGTCCGGCGTCGCGGTCACCGCCCGCGTCTTCGCAGGGGCCACAGGCGCCGCCCTCAAGGGCGAGGGCCAAGTGGCCGGGGGTCCAGTCCTCGATCTTGAATTCAACGCCACGACGCCGGCGAGGGGCCTCGCCGCGTTGCAGGCCACCGACGAACCCACGGCCCCGGCGGCGGGGGACGTGTGGCGGCGCCCCGACGAACCGGCGGCGGCCTTTGATCGACGCGGCGGGATCGAATACCAGGACGATCTCGGGGCGCCGGGCAAGACCGGCCCGGGCAAACTCCGCGCGTGGGCGACCCCCGAGGGGGTGGAGTTTTTCCAAGTCCTTGTATCGGGTCCGGTCGCGACCGTCTCAAATGCAGCGGTCACCGCGGCGACCTTGACGATCCCCAAGGAGATCCCCGTAGGAGTCTACGCCGTGGAATGGTCATGCCAGATCGCGCCCGATCCAGCACCCGCCCCCGGCCCCGCCGATCGGGGGTACGTTCGATTCACACTTGACGTCGTCGCCCCTTTCGAGGACGAGGTGTTGTTCCCCCCGGTGTCGGGACTCTCACCCGCGTTCACGACGGGCGCCAAGACGATCAGCGGTCGGTTAGTTTTTTCCCAAGTCACGAGCCCGAGCCCGGCCGACATCGTGGCGACGATCCAATTTGCAAGCGTTGGGACAACACCCGGATCCGGGGTTAAGGTTTCGTCTTGCCAGATCACCACCTTGGGGGTTTTCGATGTCTAAAAAACCCGGGAAACTTCTCACCCTCGACGACGCCAAGATCGCCAAGATCGTGGGCGTGTTGGAGCGTGGAAATTTTCGATACGTCGCACACCAACGACTCGGGATCAGTGCGCGGACGTTCTTTTCTTGGGTCGAAAAAGGAAAGCGCGATCGAAAACTCCGGGAGTCCGGCGAGTTGGAGGGGTCAATCTATTGTCGATTCATTGACGCGATCGAGGAGGCCGAGGCCAAGGCACACCAACGCCTCCTCCACGACGTGATCGAGGCCGAGGATCCAAAGTGCAAGATGTGGTTTTTAGAGCGACGGTGGAACAAACTCTACTCCAAAAACCCCAACGCGAAGATCGACGACGAAACGGGCGAGACAATTAAGAATGACCTTCTTGCACAACTCGCCGACAAGCTCGCCGAATTTGTGGAGGACTAACCCCACCGTGAACTTGCCCGCGATCATCGAACAACTTAAACCGATCACCCAAGCCAAGGTCGATCGGATGTTGGAGGTCTTGACGATCGAGGAGATGATCACCCTATTGTCGGATTGGGATTCGTGGTGTCTACCCTACCAACGCCAACCCCCCGGCGAGTGGCGGCGGTGGGTGTTTCGCGCGGGCCGAGGCACGGGGAAAACCTACACCGGCGCGAGGACCACCCACGAGGTCGCGAGGCACAGACGCAACATCAAGACCGGCGAGATCGGTTTGATCGCCCGGACTCACTCGGATGCACGATTCACAATGGTTGAAGGCCCCTCGGGGATCCTCGCCACGGCGCCGCCCGATTTCATCCCAACGTGGGAACCGGGGAACGGCCTTTTAATTTGGCCCAACAAGGTGAGGGCGAGGATCTACTCGGCCGACAAGCCCGAGTCGATCCGCGGGCCGAACTTCGCGTGGGTGTGGGCGGACGAGCCCGCTCACTGGCCCGACTTTTCGAAGACGTGGTGGGCGGTGATCGAACCGGCGATCCGTGTCGGCGTCGCCCGATCGATGCTAACAACCACCCCCGTCCCCTCGTCCGATCTAAAAGAGTTGGAGGAAAAACCGGGATCGGTTGTGTCCCGCGCCTCGACTTTCGACAATCCTTTTTTGCCCGAGTCCGTCCGCGACATGTTCCGCGAACACTACGCGGGCACGCGGATCGGTCGCCAAGAGTTAGAGGGGGATTATCTCCCAACAAACGAGCGCGCCCTATGGTCGCTTGAAACGATCGAGGCTTACCGCGTGAACAAGGCCCCCGCCGATCTTGTCCGCGTCGTGGTCGCCGTCGATCCGGCGGTGACCGCCCACGAGGACAGTGACGAGACGGGGATCATAGTCGCCGGGATCGATAACCTCGGCCACTGTTATATCTTGGAAGATCGGACCATGAAAGGGGCGCCGGTCGAGTGGGCACGCGCGGCGGTGGCTTGTAGTATCCGCCACAGCGCTGATTCAATCGTGGCCGAGGTCAACAATGGGGGCGACCTCGTGACCTCAACGATCCGCGCGGTGGACCCTCGGGCCAACGTCCGGGCCGTCCGCGCCTCGCGTGGAAAAGTGACCCGGGCCGAACCCGTCTCAGCCCTTGCCGAACGCGGGTTGATCCACCACGTCGGCGAGTTTCGCAAACTTGAGGATCAGTTGACCCAGTGGGATCCGGTCCACTCCCGCAAGTCTCCCGACCGCTTGGACGCCCTCGTGTGGGCGATCCACGATCTCGCCCTTTCCGAAAAACGGGCCGGACCTCTCCGGGCCTACATGTGACGCCATGAAAAACGAAACGAAACAATTCCGCGCCGACTCCTACGCCAACGCGATCACCGGACTGGCGACCCCCGCTGATAAGTCCTCGGCCGGCTTTCATTACCGCCGCCACGATCTCGGCGTTGAGCAGCTAAATTCCGTATACGAGCAAGACGCCCTCGCGGCCCGCATTGTGGACCGTGTCGTGGACGACTCGATCCGCGAGGGGTTCCGCGTCGCCGGCCCCGACGCGGCGGGGTTCGACTTTGGATCGATCGACTCGGAGATCGAGGACTTGGACGCGCTCAACATCGTGGCCGACGGGTGGAGGTGGTCGCGACTCTACGGCGGCGCCCTCTTGATCCTCGTGGTCAACGACGGCCAACCGATGGATCAACCACTCAACCTCGACACGGCCACGCGCTTGAGTTCGATCCAAGTCGTCGAGGCCCCTTATGTTTTCCCGGCGGGCTATAACCCCGGACTCGGGGCGCGGGCGTTTCGAAACCCCGAACACTACGACATCACTGTTCCCTTTGGATCGGCCAAGATCCGCCGCGTCCATCGGTCGAGGACGATCAGAATCGACGGGATCAAGGTTTCGCCCACTCGCATGATCGCAAAGAACGGGTGGGGGCCGTCGGTGATCGATCGGGTCTACACCGAGATCGCCCAACTCGGCGAGGTCATGGGATATTGCCGATCGATCATGCACGACATATCGATCCAGGTCTACAAGTTGGACGGGTTCCGCGATCAGTTGTGCGGGTCGGCGCAGTCACAGGCCGAGATGAGACAGATCCTCGAAACGATCCGTTTTAGCGTGGACAACCTCCACGTCTTGGCCTTGGACTCGGCGGACGAATACACCGAGGTTTCGCGCAACGTCTCGGGACTCAAGGAGTTAACCGACAAGTTCGTGGACGCCCTGGTGCGAGCTACGGACATGCCTCGGACGATCCTACTTGGTGAACAACCCGGGGGCCTTAACGCCTCGTCGGACTCGGAGATCCGCGCGTGGTTCGATCACGTCGCCAGTCAACAAAAACAGATCCTCGCGCCGGTTATTTCCCGAGTCATGGAGATCCTTTTGGCCGTCCGATCTAACCGGGGCGAGGACGTCCCCGAGGAGTGGACGATCGAATTTCCCCCCTTGTGGCAACCCACCGCCGATCAAAGATCGCAAACCTATCTCCGACAAGCGCAAGCCGATCAGATCTACTTTTTGAACGGGGTACTCTCGGCCGACGAGATCCGCGCGCGCCTCGTGTCCGATGGTATGATCGAAGCGATCGAGATGCCCAACTCCGACGGGGGCGAGGGTGGCACCTAGACCCCAAACCGCCGCGGGGCTGAATCAGCCCGACCCCGTCCGCCTCGTGGACGACCTCGCGAGGAAATACCAGGCGATGAATCGGGCGGCCCTCGCGGTTGTTTTGTCCGACGTCCTACCCGCGGCCGTGTCCAAGGACCGGGGGCGGATCGCGGCGTCTCTTGAGAAGCTACAGGCCGCCACCGACGACGCCCTACCCGACAACAAGATCGAACGTGAGGCCCGCAAGTCGGGCGATCAGATCAACGCCAACCACCGCCGGTTGTTTTTCCTTGCCGCCGCGGCCGTTATGCGCACCAAGGTGATCGGGACCGACGCCCCGGGCGAAGAGTTGGGCATGGAGGAGATCACCTCGATCACCCCCATGGCGATCAGCCCGACCGAGGCGATCGGGCCACGAGGGATCGGCAAGACGGCGCGGGTGTTTCAGCCGCCCCCGGGTGGTCGGCGTATTCTCGCGGCCCCTCGACGGGTGATCCCCCGGATCAATTTCGAGCCCGAGATCTTGGCCGATCAATTCGTCGATCAGAACATCCGATATATCTCCACCCTTCGCGACGGTGTCGCCGAGGCGGTCGGCGATCAAGTGGTCCGCGAGGTGGTCTTGGGCGAGGGCGACCCCGACAAGCTCGCCAAGAGGTTGGCCGCCGAGTGGAGGAAAAAGGGCGTACCAGGCAAGATCCCCACGCGCCGGATCAAGGCCAACGGCGAACCCGTGTTCTATTCTTTGGACTCCCATGCCCGCATGATCGCCCACGATCAGATCTCCAAACTCAACGCCGGACTAAACCGCGCAAGGCAAACCGCCGCGGGGATCGATTCATTCGTGTGGGAGACTCAGAAAGATAACCGGGTGAGGCCCGCACACAGACGACTCCAAGGGCGGCGGTTTACTTGGGACGACGGGTGGAACGGGGTCTACCCTGGCGAGCCCGTGGCGTGTCGGTGTTGGGCTAAGGCGGTGACCGACGCAAAACAAATGATCCCGCATTTCATTAACGTGGACGACCCCGAACACCGGGGAACCGTATTCTCGGAGCGTGGCCGCAAAGGCGCGCAACAATTCAACCCGGGGCCGGGGTCGGAGTTGTGATCTCGATCTCGATCCTCGGCCGATCCTTGTCGCGAAACTTGATCGCGTAGACCTCCAAGACTTGCGCGTCGTCGGCCAAGACCCCCGAGTGTTGGAGGGCGTCCAAGATCCCTTTGATCGGCCCGTCCACGTCGCCCCATGGGAGACCGTCGGCGGGTCCGGTTCGAGTTAGCTTGCGAAAATAGATCGCGATCGTGACCGACACCGGGCCGACGAACTGCCACCCGTCCGAGGCGTCGGCCGCCGACGTCGCTACCACGGCCCGGGCCTTGGCGTACCTCGGCGCTAGGTAGGTGATCGGCTTACCGTCTCGCGTCTTGCCTCGCCTCCAAGCCGCGTTGATCCTCAAGTGGGCGGGGTCGATCTCGGTCGTGAACTTCAAAACAATTTCCCTTGTCCCGTGGCCTCGGGCTTGGGGGCGTAGTCCTCGATCCCGACCGTCTCGATCTCCACCCCCGCGACGGCGTGGCCGATCCGGTCACGGGCGATCGCGGCGAAATCCGCCGACATCTCGAACCCGATAAAATCAAACCCTAACCCCACGGCGGCCACTCCGGTGGACCCGGACCCCGTGAACGGGTCGAGGACCACGCCCCCGGGCGGGGTGATCAACTTGACCAACCACTCCATTAGCCCCCGAGGCTTAACCGTGGGGTGGATGTTGAGCGCGCCCCCGTTGCGACCGGCCCCGGCGCGGGGGTTGTCCAACCCCGCCGATCCGTCCTTGCGCCCCGTTGCCTCGCCCCCCGTCGCCGGTGCCCGGTGCCCGAGGCCGGCGCCCTTTTCTGCCGTGCTCGGTTTTGCGACGTACCGGAAAACAGGAAAGAATCGCGACGCGCCGCCGGTGTCGGTGTAGCACGGAGAATCATGGGTGGGCGCTTCCATGTCGCCGTTTGAGAACGCCACCGCGCCGGGGCGCTTGGTTGCCTTCTGGCTCTTTTGTACCCCGCTCTGCGCGTCCATCTCCGCGACCGAGCACCCGTCCGCGCATGTCTCCCCGCAGTCGGGACCGTGGGATAGGAGGAGATGCGGGGGCCATCGGCCTAGAGACTCCGCGCGCGCGACTTTTTCAGCCGTCGCGCGCGCGTATGCTTCCCGCCTGTTTTCGTCGTGCATCCACGGGCGGTCCCATTCTGCACCTCCACAAGTCTTGGCCATGTCGGTCGGTCCATTCAATCGCCCGCCGCCAAGGTTGTCCGCGGTCCCCACACGGCACCCGTCAATGTTGAGCGCCCCGGTCCCGTGCTCTAACACGTTCGCCGCCACGGTCCCCGCAAGCGGCTTGCGTGCGAGAATCCACGCCTCATGCGAGGGCTTGAGCGCGGTTCCCCACCCGGCCCATTGTTTGGCCTCTGGCGTGATTCCATCGTGCCCGGGCATGGCGTGGGGCGCGTTGAGATTCTCGCGGCCGTTCGCCACTTCGCCGGTCGCGTGTCCGTGGTGCGCCTTGCCGCGATGTCCCATGGCCCCTAGTTTTTTGTCGATGCCAATCGGAACTGATGCTGATTTTGGGAACCCACTGCCGAATACATGCATTAAAACATCGCGCACCTCCCACCCTGCATCCTCCACCGCCGTGGCGGTCCAATGCTGCGTGCGAGGGAGCGCCCACACGAGGGCGTGCCCGCCCGGCTTGGTCACGCGCCACACCTCGCGCATGATCTCGGCAAGCCACTCGATCCACGCGTCGCGGCCCCCCTTGTCCTTGTCCCACGCCGCGCCCATGAACGCGATCCCCGAGGGCGGATCGGTCACCACCGAATCCACCGAGTCGTCGGGCAAGTCTCGCAAGCCGGCGAGACAATCCGAACAGATCACAAGGGCCGACGCGGTCACAGCGGAAGCTCCAATTGGGTACAGTTCACCGCGGCCACGAACCGCGCCAAGTTCTCGGACGAAAAAAGCGGCAAGCATGAATCGATCGAGTCGGCCCCGATCCTCTTTGCCCACCTCACGCGCTTCGCTGTGCCAACGCGCCCGATGTGGCAGGGCTTGCGATGCTCGTGGGCAAACTCGACCCATTGTTCCCCGTGCTCCAGCTTCCACTCAAGCGAACCGCCGACGAAGAGGCCCGCGAAATCGTGGAGATGAGGAGTAATATCTCGCGGGACCATGCCATCTTGAACGACGAGATACAGCGGCGCCCGTGTCGCGTCCTTCATCGGTCGCACGGTCTGAAGACTCCACGCGAGGGAGTCCAACCCCCCGGCCACCATGTCGGGGACCACGGCGAAGTCCGGGGCGTGTTGATCGTATTGGAGGACGTCGCCCCACCATTTGGCCCGATCGAAAGGGCGATCGGCTTTCCAATCTCGGAAGGCTCCATTATCTGCGAACCACGGCCGACGACGCGGGGGCAGCTCACCGCGTTGGGTACATTCACCGAACCCCAACCCCTCCAACTCCTCGATCAACTTTCGGGATCGAGTTTGGCCGACGTAGACTTTCACCGCAAGGACTCCAAGAGGGGCGCGGTGTATTTTTTCGACCAATGCCGGCGACGGAATCCGGTGTCAAGGTGAACCCGTGACCCTCGCCAGGGGCGATACAAACCAAGCCCCAAGGACAACTCGCGCCCGTGACTGATCCACAACTCGGCCGCGGCCGAGTAGAACGTGGACTCATTCTCGTGGCTCCGTTTGCGGTTGGGCAGGTCTAGATCGATCGCCCGAAAAAAGAGATGTTGGGACCGTCTCGCCCCACCGACTTGGCGATTGAACGGATCGGGGCGGTAGCAGTTGCCGACGATCAAGGGGTGCCCCATCCTCTCACGCAACCACTCGGCCGCGCGAAGGGTCGGAATGATCCGCGGCCACCACTCGCGCGGGGGTTCGGGCACGGTGACCCCCGCCCTCTTCATGGTCAAGAGTTCGGCGGCGGTGAAGTGTTCGATCCCCATCGCAACTAGGTAGGTGTCGAGGGTTTCGATCTCGGTAGGTTCTCGGGTGTGGAGGTTGATCATTTCCTTTTGGTCCATTCGGCGACGGTTGAAAAAAGCAAAAACAAAAACACAAAAAGGGGGAGCGCCCACCACGGCGGATCGATCCCGTCGAGTTGGATCGGGTGGACCGGGATCACGGGGGCGACCTCCGCTGATACCGGGCCGCCTCGGCCCTCCAAAACATCGCCCGGCCGAGGAGGCGATCGCGCTTGCGTTCGGCCCTCCTCGATCGTCGCCAGTGGAATCTCCGCGCGCGTTTTGTCATGGCCTCGGACCTTGCGATCTGGCGATGTCGGATCGCGTCGGCCGAGAGAATTAGCGCGCGTTGTTCTAGCGCTTGCGCGCGTTGCTCCAACGCCCGGCGGCGCTCTTGCGGCGTCCTCTTGTCGAGGGTCACGAGCCCCCGAACGATCCCGAGTCCGAGACGCGCCCAAGCCCCGACGGCGATCGGGTCGGTCACGTCAACCCCCCCGATCTGATTCGGTGATCTTCGTTGATCGCCCGCATGACATCGGCCGGGGTATCACCGGACCCATAGGATCGAAGGCCGATCCCGTCGTCGGGCCATTCTCGGATCGCCCACCGCCACAGGCGACCCGTGAACCATACGAGATACCGCCCGCCCTTGGCGGTGTACGCCTCGCGCTTGAAACTTCCAAAGTCGATCAGTTCTCGGATCATGATCTCACCTTACCACCCCACGGGATCAACCTCCCGACCTCGTCGCGGGTCGGCGTCGCGTCCTTGGACCAACGCCGCATGATCACCGCCTCGGCCTTGGGCGGGACGTCCGGGACGAACCGCCCGAACTGCTCGACCATGACCGACACGAGACGATCGGCGGCGTCGGCCGCTTGGTCCTCGGGTGCCTCAAGAATGATCTCGTCGTGGATGAAAAACACCGAGCGAGTCGCGAACAACGCCGAGCCCGGATCGGTGTGTTGTTCTTTGGCGACCCGGTATAGCGCGGCCTTGGCCCCGTCGGCGGCGAGTCCTTGGAAAAAGGAATTGCACGCGGCCGTGTAGCTCGCCCGCCCCCGGACCCGGGGGGCGCGGAGTTGTTGGACCCAGTGGCCGCCCATGCGGCGATCCTCAAGGCCCGAGACGTGCCGGAAAAACGCGGCCATCTCGGGCCACGCGTTGAGCCACGAGGCCCGCAACTCGGCCGCGCGGCGGGTGTCGATCTCGACCCCGTAGCCCTTGGCGATCGCGCAAAACGTCGCCGCCGAACAGCCCCCGGGGAATCCAAAGTTCGCCGCCTTGGCAAGTTGCCGCGCGTCCTTTGCCTCGCGGTCGCCATCGGCGATCAGCGCCACGGCGTCGGCGTAGTCCACTCGGAGGATCTGCGATCCGACAAGGGCATGAACGTCGATCCCCCGGTTCAAGGCGTCGGCTAACTTCGATCCCCCGAACAGATCGACACAGACTTGGGCGAGGGTGTGCAACTCCGCGGCCGAGTAGTCGGCGGCGACGTAGACCCACCCGGGGCGAGGTGTGAAACACTCGCGGATCCCGACCTCGCGCCGGATGTTTTGCAGGTTGGGCGCGCTTGACGAGGTCCGCCCCGTCTCCATGAGGATCTCGAATCGGGTCTGGATCGGTTCGGCGGCGCCTTTGGCGAGGGCCGACACCGGCCCGGCGAGGGTGCTTTGGATCTGCCCGTATCGGGCGTAGTCCTTGAGGATCGGATCGCCCGACTCGGCGGCGGTGTCGGTGGTGACCGACACGCCCACGCCATCCACGATCGCCCGGCGGATGATCTCCGCCCGGGACATCCCGCGGCCCTCGTCCTTTTGGGCCTTGGTCGTGAGGGGGGCCGACTCGCCCCACACCTCGGCCATGCGACGGGCAGCCCCCTTGGGCAGCCGTGACCCGTCCACACGGGCGAGGCCGGCGGGGACGAGGCGAGTTAGCAGACCCTCGGCCTCGCCTTGTAGGGTGGACGCTAGGGCCTCCACGCGGGGGCCGTCGGTGCGTACCCCCCAACACGAGATCAGGTGAAGCGCCCAATGGGCGCGGACTTGGGCGGCCTCGTCGGCGGCCCACTTGGCGAGGGGCTCTTGGGCCTTGAACACTTCAAGGGTGGCGCGGGCGTCGTCGGTTGCATAGGCCCGCGCGCCCTCGGGCCACTCGGCGATCGGGGTGTCGATCAGTTCGCCGTAGCGTAGCCGCCAAGTGTCCTTATCGAGCGCCCGCCCGAGGTGACGTTTTGCGAGTCCGGCGAGAGAGTAGGGGCCGGTCTTGCGCAACTTGCCGCCCGCGAGGTCGATCAGTTTTTGGCGGGTCTGGACATCGGAGATCCGGCCCTCCTCAAGCGCTCGCCAGATCACCGGCGCGAGGTCGGGCCACCGCACGATCAGCACGGCGAGATCATAGGGCGCGTTCGCGTAGACCGTCCGCCCCGCCTCGATCGCCGTGCGAACAAATCGAAAGGTGGCGGGGTCGGAGTGGTGGATCACCCCGGCCCCGCCTTGGTCGGCCCACGACACGCAAACGCACCGGGGCGCGAGGCACCCCGGCCGGATCAATTCCGTCTCGGTGTCGAGGGCCGTAAGTGTCACGCCGACGGGCTCCAATTGTGGACGGTGAAATCGTTACCAGTCTTGGACACCTTGGGGATCGTCGCGAGGCTCAACACCTGCCCGGCCAACGGTTGATCGTCGGCGTAGGATTGCTCCAACGTAGATCGATCGATCGCCCTTGCCTCGGGCGAACTCGCCGACATCCCAAGGACGGCCGCGAGAAATTGCTTAGCGTTGGAGACTCCGAACCACTTGTTAGTGAGATTGTGCGCCCAACAATGCGACGCCCCCACGGCCACGCCGTCGGCGTTAGTCTCGATCACCTCGAAATCTACAAGATAATAAACCGCGTCGTATTGCTCCGACTCCTTGAGGCGGATCCGTTGGATCTTGATCTTGTGCTTTCCGGCCTCGGTGATCGTCGGGTTTTTTCCGTCGCCGCCCTCGGCGGGATCGGCGGAGTCGAATTCCTCAAATATTTTGTTCATGGACATGGTCTTGTTTCCTTGTGTTTTCGTTTTCGTTTTTTGGTCTATGCCCTACCCGGGCCGGGTGCCGACACCATGTCAGCGATCTCTAGTTTTTGCGGCGAGCCTGTGATCGATCCGATGTAGGCTGCATCCTTGCGCGCTTGGTCAAGGGTCCGGGCGATCGACGGGTGGCCGATCATGATCTCGATCTCCACCTCGTCGGCGGTCTGGCCGTGGCGGTGGGTCCGCCCGATCAGTTGTTCCCAAGTCTTGCCCGACCCCGGCGGGGTGATCACGAGGTTTCGGTGGAACGCTTGCAAGTTGCGCCCCTCGCCGTTGGCCGCGATCGAGGCGATGATCGGCGCGGTCCCGTCGGCGTCGTCGTCGATCCGTCGGCCGTCGTCGGAGATCCCGAGGCGGTGGAAATACGGCCACCCGGTGATCTCGTGGAGTTTGCGCCCGGTGGCGATATGCTCGACCCATACGATCGCGGGGTGAGTCACCCGCAACGCGGCCGAGATCAAGGGCTGATCCGAAATCCACACCGGGATCGTTTTGCCGTCATAGTCCCCGCGGACATCGGCCCACCGCGTCCACTCGTGGCTCGGGAGTCGGTCGGCCTCGCAAGCGCGCGCGATCTGTAGCTCGGAATCATAGCGCGGATCCTCCTCCTCCAAGATCTCGCGGACGAACCGCGCCCACGCGGATCGGGCGCGCCTCCAATGGTCGGGGGGCTCGGGATCCCACTGATAGTAAAATCCTTGAACGAGGGTCCGGGCGTGTCGGTGGATGTCGGAGGGGCTCGCCTCGGACCCGTCGGGGTTTCGCTTGCCCTTGATCACATGGTCGAGTTCTCGGCGGACCTCGTCGGAGGTGTCGGGATCGAAGGTGGAGATCTGGATCGAGGCGTCGATCCCTTGGCCCGTCGCTGATACCACGCCGGCGGTGTCGCGGATCCTCCGCCCCACGCCCTCGCGGATCTCGGACAAGCCGGACCCGCCCGCGGAGAAGACGACCAAGGGGCCGGGCAGCGTCCGGGCCTCCACGCCCTCGTCCACGGCGGCGGCCCACGTCGCGGCCTCGGCGTGGGTCCAAGGCAACGGGCACGCCTCGCGGCCGTGGGTCAATCGGATCAGGTGGTGGAAGTCGAGGAGGGACCGGCCGGTGATCGTGCCCGACAAAAACACCGCCCGGGGCGACGCCTCGGCACAGTATCGAAGGACTCGACGGGTGACGGCGGCGCGGGGGTTCTTGAGTCGGTGACATTCATCGGCCATGACAAGATCCGGCGCGAGGGTGGCGAGGTAGTCCGCCCCGGACACCCGGCCGAGTTTTTCATAACTCACGATCTCGATCTCGGGGGCTCGCCAGTGGAGACGGGCCGCCGAGATGTCACGGCGCGTCTTGTCGCGGAGTTTGGCGGGGACGATCAAGAGGGGGCGCGCCGCCCCGGTGACGACGGGCGCCAAGATCGTGATCAAGGTTTTCCCGAACCCCACCGGGGCCGACACGAGGACGCCGGGGGAGTCGGCCACGGCCACGAGGGCGGCGGCTTGGATCGGACGGAGTGACTGCGACCCCTCGGCCGTCTTGAGGTGGTCGGTGAGGAGGTCGATCGCCTCGGGGTCGAGGTCGCCCGACGCCCGGGGGAGGCGGGCGATCCGCTCCAACTCTGGCGACGCTTGGACCGTGGCGACCGCACGATCGGCGAATAGCAATTCTACCCTCGCCATCGCCCGGGCTTGAGGGAGGGACGGCCCCCGGGCGATCGCGCCCTCCCGGGCGCGCCGCCTCATGTCCTCGATCCGACTCACTCGGGGATCCCCGCCGGGTCGATCTCCACGATGATCCGGCCGTCTTTCCGCATATACAAGGCCACGAGGCGGCGACCCAAGGGGGCCTCCTCGGGCGGCGTAGGGGCGGCCGTGACGGGCGCGGGACCGGCCGGGGCCTCGGTGGGGGTGGGGTCAAAAGTCACCTCCACGACGGCGTCGTGGGCCTCCATGGGGGCAACCTCGGCCGGTGCCTCGGGGGCGGCGCCTTGTATAGATCCGATCGCGAGGCGGTGATCGCCCTTGTCGATAATCTCGATCAAGATCTTGTCGGCGATCAGGCGATCGAGGTCGCGTTTTAGTGCGAAAGGCCGCGCGGTTGTGGCCTTTTTCCTCGATTTGGTCAGCTCTAAGGTGTCCCGATCCTTGAGGGCCTCGATCATCCCCGCGCGGTTGAGGGTCGGGGGCTTGTCCTCGGGTGCCTCGGGTGTGACCTCGACGGGGGCGGGTGCCTCGGCCCCCTCCTCGGAGTCGTGCTCGGGTGAGTTGATCCGCGGGGGCGCCAACTTTTTGGCCTTGGGCGGCTTGGGTTCGGGCGCCGGTTCGGGGGCGACCGGGGCGACCGACGCGGCCACGGCGGCCTCGGTGGGGGCGGGGGTGGGTGCCTCGGTGGGGGCGGGGGTGGCGGCTTGCGCGGCCTTCTTGGCTTTCAACATTTCGATCAGGCTCATGGTTTCGTTTTCCTTTTGTTCGGTGTTTTCGGTTTCGGTTTCGTTCCACCCCGAGGCCGTGAGAAGTTGATCTCTTGACCTCGGGCAGTAGTCGGAGTGTGCGCAGCCGCCCCAATTACCGCACGACTCGGGCACGGGTCGCAGGTCGATCGGGTCCACCTCGTCGGCCTCGTGTCGGGCGACGGTGTCAAGGATCTCTCGCGTGGGCGGTAGGACATAACGGTTCAAGTTTTTCCGGATTCTCTCCCGGTCGAGGTTGGCGCGGACGGGGTGGACCTCGGCGCGTCCGCGCGTTTTGCAATAGGTCCATTGACAAGCTACCTCGTCCACCCCGAGCATGTCAAGAACCGCGGCGGCGTAGATCGTCGCTTGGATGTCGTCACCCAACGTCTCGGCCGTGAGGCCGTATTTCGCCGGGTCCGAGGACGTCTTGTGGTCCGCGACCAACGGGGGCCGGGCGCGGGGGACGATCAGATCGATGAACCCACGGATCTGGATCGGGCCGGTGCGCAGCATGAAAGATCGTTCGACGTTTTCCGGGTCGATGAAAAACCCCGGCGAGGGCAAGACGCCCGAGTCGATCACCGCGCGCGCCAACTTCTCGGCGGCGGCCGATCGATCGCCGAATCCGTCCGTCTCGTGAGTCGGCCACGGTTCGCCCTTAAAGTGTAGCTCTAGCAGGCGATGGACCGCCGACCCCAACGCCGCGGCCTTGCTCGGGGGTGGCCTCAAGCCCTTGAGGTATTCGAACCCCCACGCGCGGGGACACTCGCGCCACCGCTTGATCTGCGACGCCGACACGACCCACCCTTGGGCCTCGTCGGGCGTTGTTACTTCATCAAAAAGTCTTTTTCCCATTCTCGTTTTTCCTTTTCTTGTGTTCGTTGTTCGAGGGATCGGATCAGCCGATCCCCGTATGCCATCGCCGCATGATCCACCGTGGACCATGAGGCCGTTTTTCCTCGGTCGGCCGAGGCCCCCGAGGTCGTGAGAGTTGCCCCCGTCTCGCGGAGTCGCGATCCGAACCACTGCGCCTCGCGGTCGGGGGCCGGCCCCGAGGTCTTGGGGTGATAGCGCCGGAACTCGGGCGCGTGGGCGCGCCACCACCGGACGACGAGGGGGCGGACGTCGGCGACCGAGTAGGCCACGGGGGCGCCATCGAAGGGGCGGCCGGCGATCGACTCGAAAAGGTGGCAAAAGATCAGCGCGGACCCGTGGCCGTGATCGTACTCCGTTCGACGCTTGCCGGCGCCGATCTTGTGGTCACGCCAGATCACCGCGTCGCCGTTGCCCGAGGCCACGAGGATCGCGTGGGTGTAGGCCCTCACCTTGGCCCGATACCGTCCCCGGTTATCGAGGCGGACGAGGGCCGGGGTGACGGGTTGATCGTAGAAGTCGGCGATCCTCGTGTGGGCGATGTCTTGCCGGTCACCGGGGAGGAGGGCGGGCGATTGTTCGCGTTGCTCTAGCTCCTCTGGTTCGAGTTTTTGCGCACTGGCGATCTGTACCGCGTCGATCTCCGCGCGGATCCTTTTTGCCGCGGTGATCACTAACTGATAATCCCCCCCGTCGGCGTCCTCGCGGGGGGTGAGGTCACGGCCCCGATCGTCGGTCACGGGGATCCCGTGGCGCTCGCAAGTCCGGAGCAACTCGCCGACGGGGTCGCGCAAACTCGCGGCGTTTTTTCGGACGGCGATCCTCCAACTTAAAAGGAAATCGGGATCCGTCTCGTCTCGGCTCGGGTGGTCGGCCCGGACCTCGGGGAAAGCGACGGCGATCCCCGCGAGGGTCCGCCGGTGGCGGGTGTGGATCAGGTCGTCGAGGCTTGCGCGGTCGGTCCTGATCCCCGTCTTCTCGGTCCACGCGGGCAGGCCGATCAAGATCTCCGGGTTGGCCGGGTTCCGGACTCGGCGAGTCATCTGGATCAAGGTGGACGCGGGGACCGTTCGGGCCTCATGGATCGCGATCACCCGGTCCACGTGGGCGGTGACCGAGACGCCGGACTGGATCGCCGGCGAGGCGACCACGAGGCCGTGCTCTTGGACGATCTGATCGGGGTGTTCGAGCCACCGGATCACGTCCTCGAATCGCGAGTTTTCTCCCGATACGAACCAAGCCCCGTCGCCCCTTGCCCCGGCGACTTTGCGCATGATCTCCCGGCGCAAGTCCTCGACGGCCTCGGGCTCGGGTCGATCGAGGACGGCGAGATCGACGGCCTCAAGACTGATCACCGCGGCGTCATCCTTGGCGGCGGCGTACCCCATCGCGATCGCCCCGGCGTCGGATCGGCGAGACGTGGCGACCCATAGGGGCGCGGGTTCCCACGGTAGCGACTCTTGGACGTGGGCGTGGATCGTGGCCTTGGCGACCCTCGGGGACACGAGGCGGGCCGAGACTTTGGCGCGGGTGGGGCGTCGGACGTAGACCAAGATCCGGCGGGTCCGGTGCCTCGACCGTATGGCCCGGACGAACAGCGCCACGTCGGCGAACTCCAGATCCGCCGACGTCACGAGGGCGCGCGTAGACCGGGCGAGGAGGTGGGCGAGCTGGCACCACGTCGCCCAACGGTCGCCGGGGAAGGATCGGGCGTGGATGAAGGTATGGACGCCGTCGGCCTCGTCCACATGAAAAAACTCGGGGCGGTCCTCGATCCGGGGGAGGGAGGGGATACAAACCGAGGCCCGGGGGTCGGGGTCGATCCCTTCGTAGACCGCGCGCAGTCCGAGGGCCGCGGCGTTGGCGATGGTGAGGGCTCTTGTATTGGTTACGCTGATCGCCGTCTTGGCCCGGTCGGCCTCGCGTTTCGCATATTGCGTCTTGCCGGTCCCGTGGGCGGCGATGATCATGGCCGTGGTGTCGTCGGGGATCCCGGGGACTTGGTCGGAGATCCACCCGTCGTCGTCGAGGTGGATCACTTCGACGCCGATCGACTCCAAGGCGTGATCGAGGCGTTGCCAGTAGTCGCCCGGCCCGTCGGGGAGGGTGGGGTCTTGCGACTCCTCGCCGGGGTGGAGGACGATCCAAAACCTCGGGGGCGAACAACTCCAATCGCAGAACCGGCGGCGGCCGGCGTAGTCGGAGACGGTCGCCGAGGGGCGGGTGTCGGGGCGGTAGCTCGCGAAGTAGCGGATCGAAGTGGGGGCCGAGGCGGCGGCGTATTCTCGGCCGTCGGCCCCTTGGATCGGGGTGTCGGGCAACACGAACCCACAATGAATTTGAGTCGCGCGCATGACCGGGGACGATAGGTGGAGGAACCCCGCGCCCTCGGTGGTGTCGCCCCGGTAGGGCGCGAGGTCCACGGCGGCGGCTTGCTCGGGCGTGCCCCACTCCTCGGCGGCGGCCTCGATCGGGGCGGTGTCGAGGACGGGCAGGGCGGCGATCAGTTCGGGCGATACGTCGGCCGTCGTTTCGTAGGGGGCGCCGTCGGGGTGGATCGACCCCGGCAACATCACCCCGGTGGTGGTGATCACGTCCACCGATCCCCGGCCCCATAGACCGATCCGGTGGACCCGTCGGATCTCCTCAAGGCGCAAGCCCCGGGGAAGTCTAAAATATAGGTGCTTCACTTTGCCGCCCCGGGTGGTCTTGAGGGGGCTATCTCCGAAAACATCGAGCACCCGCCCGAGTTGGGCGGGGTCGTCCACGTCCACCACCGCGAGGGCGTGATCGATCCCCGAGGCGGGCAGGATATATCCGCCGATCGTGCCCGAGGGCACGCGAGATCGACGGAAAAGCAACTTCCACGCCTCGACGTCGCCCAACTCCACGCGGGGCGAGTTGGGTTTGTTGAGGTGCCCGAATTTCATCCCTCGAACCCTTGGCCCCTTGGCCTCGGGGGGCGTCGGGATCACGTTCCACGCCGGCCCCCACGCGGCGTGGAGGGCCTCGAATTTGGTCCAGTCATGCACGGCGATCAGTCCGGGAGGATCTTCGCCGTCTCGACCTCAAGGGCGGTGGCGATCTCCACGAGGCGGCGGATGTTGGGGATCGTCTCGCCCGTCTCCACCCGGGTGAGCCATTGACGCGAGACGTCGAGGCGGTCGGCGAGGGCGGCGACCGAGAGGCCCAAGCCCTCGCGGGCGTCGCGGATCAGTCCTCCGATCTCGGAGGCGAGGATCTGGCGATCGAAGTCGTTCACGGGTCGGTCCTCCGATCTCGGGCGAGGCGGGCGAGGACGTCCCGAGGTACGGCGACGTGTGAGGCCCCGGCGGCGCCGAGGATCCGCACGTCGGACGCCTCGCGGGCCAACTCCCACACGCCCCACCGGCAAGACATATCGTCCTCGGACATGACCCACCCGGACGAGTGGAGGTGGTCGGCGGGGTGCCACACGTCCGCGACGTAGTCCGAGACGGCCCGGCACGCGGCGATCAGGGCGTGGCCACTCCACCCGGTGATCGGCGTCTCACCATGGACCACGACGGCCTCAAGGTCGGCGGCCGATCCAAGCCACAGCGGGACGGCCCCGCCGACGTCTCGGGGCCACACCGCGATCCGGGGGTTGGGGCCGTCGCCTTGGGCCACGAGGACCAAGGGGCGGCCCGTGGAGGTGTCGCCAGACCATAGGGGCGTCCATGTCCCCGATAGATCGGGGCGACTCATGAGGCCACCTCGGCGGGGGTTTGGAGGCGGAGGGCGTCCACGATCGCGTCGTCCTCGTCCTCGTAACCGTCGTCCTCACCGACGCCACCGCCCACGGCGCACCACAGGCTATAGTCACCGATCCGGCCGGCCTCCATGACGTCGGCGACGGCGGCGAGGAAAAACCGATCCGTGGCCTCATCGAGATACACCGCGATCTTGCCGTGCATTGTTCCGTTGATCACGTATAGCCCCTCGGAGTGGAGGTCACTTTTCGCGGGGGTGTTTCGCCTCGCGAGGGCCTCGCGGGTGGCGTCCCTCACGAGATGATCGGGGATCTGGCGAGGCTCGGCGGCGTCCCACTCGGCGCGTTGATCGTCGTCCCACACGTGATCCCAATGGTCGATCTCGGTGTCGGCGGGTAGCCGGTACCACTCGACCTCGTCGGCGGCCTCACGGGGTGAGGCTCCGATCTCTCGGGCGTAGGTGGTGATCGCCTCGGCGAGGTCGGGCGCCTTGGCGGCGTACATGAGGATCCCCGAGACGGGGGACAGGGCGGCGTAGATTTGATCGGTTGTCATTGTTCGTTTTCCTTTGGGGCGCCTTGCCCCGACCCCTGCAACGTACCCCCACGGGTGCGGGGGTGTCAACGTATCGGGTGCTTTTTATTGCGAGGACCGCGCAAAAGAGAATCGGGGAGAATCCGGGAGAATCCGAAAAAAACCCGACAAAACGGTGTTCTGTAACCCCCCACGGTGCGAATTGAGGACACTCTTTCCTATTATTGTGCGTCTTTTAATAAGAGAATACTGAGGGCGAAACCGCGCAGATCCGCGCCGGATTCAAATCGGCCCCGGGGGGTTTGGATCCACCGGCCCCGGGGGGTCGCCGTGGTAGGGTCGGGCGGTGCTCCGAGTCCTGATCGCCCTCGTCCTCCTCGACCCCGCCCCGGCGGCCCGGGTGGTCGCGGCCGTCCGAGGGATCCCCGAGGCCGCCCCGGCCTTGATCGAGATCTGCCAGAGGGAATCGAGGTGCCACCGGGTCGGCCTCCACGCCCGGGACGAGTGGATCTCCCTCGTCGCCTACCCTCGCGCCGTGAGGGCCGGCCGACTCCGCCCGGGGTGCCAACCCCCCGACCCCCGGGCGTGGGGGTCTCGGGGCGCGTGGGGCCTCGTGGCGGCGTATCACGTGGACCACCTCGGGATCCCGTGTCTCCCGCCGTGGATCTTGGACGTCCCCGCCGTCTCGGCGTGGATCGCCGCGGGCAAGCTCCGCCGGATCTGTCACGACCCCGACCCGCCCCAGTGGGATCGGCGGTGGGTGGGCGACCTCGATCGCCGGTGTCGGTGGGCGCGCCGCCCGCGCAGGCGATAGAACATGCGGGATATATGCAGAATTCCGCATACTTTCCGCATATTCGGGGGCGGGGTTGCATATCGCGACGGGGTGGGGGTAGGGTGGACCCGTGACCGACCCCCGCGACAAGACGCCCGCCCGAGGCGAGGACGCCGAGACGTCCACCGAGGACGCCCCCACGTCGCCCGAGACGCCGCGCACCGACGCCGCGGGACATCGCACGGTCGATCGCTCCGACGCCGCCACGAGTCCGAGGGAGCGGTGGGGTTGACCGACACGCCAACCACCCCCGAGGTCGAGGCCAAGGCCGACGCGGTGATCCGTGTCGATCGGATCGTGGGCGAGATCCACACCGACCCCGAGAGGACCGATGGGGCACTGGCGACCGTGGACCCCGAGACGGGGTTCCTCCGAGTTGACGCCCGCCTAACTCGGACCGGGGTTTTCGAATACTCCGACGCCGGGGGCGAGACGTGGGGCGAGCTACGAACCGACGATCAGGTGTTCAACGTCGACACCCTCGACTCGTTCCGCCTCGCCGTGGTGACCGACGATCACCCCGCGGGGTTCGTGACGGCGGCCACCGTCCGAGATGTCCAGATCGGATCGGTGGGAACCGATGTTCGCCGGGACGGCGAGTTCGTGCGGGCCACGATCCAGATCACCGACGCCGACGCCATCGAGGCGATCCGCGGCGGCAAAAAAGAATTGTCATGCGGGTACACCTCCCGCGTGATCCAAGACCAAGGAGTCGCGCCCGGTGGGGCGACCTACGCCGCGAGGCAAACCGAAATCCGAGGGAACCACTTAGCCGTGGTTGATCGCGGTAGGGCCGGGCCGTCGTGCCGGATCCTTGACACCCCCGGCGCAAGCCGATCAACCATCCAAGGAATCGAAACGATGAACGAAACACCGACCCCCGACACCCCGGAACGCGAGGACACCCGCGCGATCCAGATCGGCGACGAGTCGATCGAGGTAGCCACCCGAGTGGCCGCCGAGATCGAAAAACTCCGCGCCGATGCTACGCCAACATTTCCACCCAAGGACGAAGACGAAGACGAAGACGAATCCATGGATTCCGACTCCGCCCTACGCGCCAAAGTTGACGCCCTCCAAGCGCAGCTCGACGACACCCGATCGAGTGAGTCCGCCCGCATTGACGCCCGCGTTCGACTCGTGACCACGGCCCGGGACATCATAGGCCCCGACGCCAAGACCGACGGAGTGAGCGACTCCGAGATCATGCGCGCGGCGATCCTCGCCGTGTCCCCGACCCTCGCGCCTCGCCTCGATAACAACGCCAACGACGTGGGCTATCTCCGCGCGTCGTTCGACGCCGCGGTGGACCTCCACCGATCCCGCGCCACCGCCGAGGCCGATACCATGGCCGCACTGTTCGCGACCGCCAACCCCGAGTCGAAAACCGACGCGGCCGATCCCGACGCCCTTTTTGCGGCGTATCTTGACAACCTCCGAACCCCTAAGGCTATAGGCTAACCGTGCCCCAATTCCAATATAACCAACCCGTAGCGATCAACGGACAGATCGCGAGCATGTCCCCGTGGACCGTGGACAGCTACGAAAACCCGTTGTTATCACAAGTCTCAACCGTGACCGTGGGCGGCACCACTGACGGCGTTTACACCGTCCAGATCGACGGCCCCGAGGGGACGTTTCAGGTTAGCTTCACGGCCGCCGGGAACACGGCCGATCAGATCGCCGCTGGCCTTGAGGCCGCCGCCGACCTTGACCCCGACCTCCTCAACATCACCGTGGCGAGTTCGGCTACCAACGTCCTCACCTTGACGTTCATCCACCCCGGATCGGTCTACACGATCACGGCCCCCTCGGCCCCCTCGGCTTTGACCGTCGCGGCCGTCACCGCCGCGGGCGGTGTTACGATCGGCCTCGGGGTCGCAGTCGTCCAAGGCGCCCTCGATGATCAGGCCGGGCTCTTGGCCGGTGGATCAGTAGACGCCGACGTGCTCGGGATCACGATCCGATCGCTCGACATGAATGTGAACCAAGGCGATCCGGTTGTGGACGATGGTTATTTTGGCGGCGCCACCATGGCGATCATGCGCGGGGGCGAACTGTTCGCCAACGTCGAGGACGCCGTGGCCGCCGGTGGCGGAGTCTTCGCCCGGATCGTTGTCAACGCCGTGGGCCAAGTCCTCGGGGGCCTACGCTCCGACGCGGACGGGGGCGACGCGATCGCCCTTGCCGCTTGCACTTTCAGAACTACAACCACCGCCGCCGGTCTTGCGCGAATCAAGATCAACCGCCCATAGGAGCATCATGAGTCTAAAACAAATTACAGATAGCGTTCGGGATCTCCCGATGTTCCGCCACGACACCCAAACCGGGCTATTCGCTCAACAACTTGTCACGGCGACGTTTGCCGAACTGTTCCGGTTCGAGTTCACCGAAACCAAGTGGATGAACGGCGGATTGATCCCGATCTCGACCTCACTCAACGAGGGCGCGACCGAGTATAGCTACGTCGAGTCCGAGTCAAGTGGCCGGGCCTCGATCGTGTCTGACCACTCCACCGACATCCCCATGGCGGACTTGACCGGGCGAAACAACATTCGCTCGATCAAGACCGTGGCGGTGGGCGTCACCTACTCCACGCAAGAGATCCGATCGGCCCGTATGCAAGGGCTGTTCGACATCGCGACCGAGAAGGCCCGATCCGCGCGCGAGGCGATGGATCGAACCCTCAACGACTTGATCCGAACCGGTGACGCCGCCTCCGCCTTGGAGGGTGTAACCAACCACTCGGGGATCGTCGTCGCCAACGCGGTGAACGGCACCTGGCAAACCGCTATCGCGGCGGATATTGTCGAGGACGTGACCACGGCGATCAACGCCTTGATCAACGCGTCGGGCGGCGTCGAAGTGCCCGACACCGTGATCATGGACGTGGCGAGCTACACCCGCTTGTCAACGCTCCAAAACTCGATCGCGTCGGACATCACCGTCTTGCAATACCTGCAACGGGCGTTCCCGATGATCACCCGTTGGGATTGGGAACCGGGACTAAACGACGTCTCGGCCACGGGCGGCGCCTCCATGCTCGCCTACCGCAACGAATCAACCCGCCTCCGCGCGGTGTTCCCCATGCTGATGCAAGCGCTTCCCCCAATGCAGCAAAACTTGTGTTTCAAACTTGCGTTTGAAACGCGTTTCGGCGGGGTCATGGTCCCCCGCCCACGTTCGATCCTCCGACTAGACGGGATCTAATCCCTCCTCGGCCGCCGCCCGTCCTTCAATTCTCCGGGTGGCGGCCACCTTTCAAGATTATGGCGTCCATTGAAAACAGATCCCCTTTCGTCCTCGTGGTAGCCGCGAGGGAGTACACCGAGATCGTGGACCCCGGCGCGTCGGTGACTACTCCCGACGACGTCGCCGAGGCGTGGGTGTGCAAAGAACCGATCGACGCGATGATCACCCAAGGGCTGATCGTCGTGACGTCCGACACCCCCCGAAAACAAACAGCCGCCCCCGAGGTTGAGCCCGAGGTGCCAACCGAGATCAAGGCGACCAAGCGCCCCCACTGGCGAACCGTGATCACCCGGATCGGCAAGTCGATCGACCTCGACGAGTTGTCGGCACTGTATCAGGAACACACCGCGCCCAAGATCCTCACCGCGATCGAGGCCCGGATCGTGCAACTCCAAGCCGGGGGCGAGGTCTAACCGTGCCCGCCGCTTGCGCCACCCGGGCCGAGTTTCTCGCCGTTGCGCCCGAGTTCGCGACCTACGGATCGACCTCCTCGGGTCGAGTGGTCCCCAACGCGGCGACCCCCGGCGATCGATTCTCCATCCGATCGGCGTCCGACTCCCCGGTGATCTCTCTTGCTTTCACCGCCGTGGCGGCGTCGCCCATTCTCGGATCGGAGTACCTCGCCGGGGCGACCTCGACCGACACGGCCGAAAGTCTCGCGGCCTCGATCAACGTCGCCGGCCAACTCGCCACGGCCTCAGTGTCGGGGAACATTATATATATCGACTCGATCCAAACCGGCGTAGACGGACTCCACGCGATCAGTGACAAGCCCGTGGGCGCGTTCCAACTCCTCACCGGCGACACCCTCGTGGGCGGCGCCGCCTTGATCGATCAAGCCCTCGCTTGTGCGTGTTCTCAAATCAACCTCGAATGTTGGGGGACCAAGGCACAGTGTGCCCACGAATATCTAACCGCGCACATGCTAACCGTTGCCAACGGCGGCGAGGCCGGCCCGGTGAACCGGCGCAAGATCGACAAGATCGAAGAGTCCTTTGCGGCCGTCGGGACGGCTACCGGGCTGGATCCGTCGTTCGCGACCACGAGGTGGGGGCGGCTCTATCTCCAACTTAAACAATCGCTATTTGTCGCCCCCGTTGCGGGCCGGCGTTTCCTTGTGTCCCCTAACACGGTTCGTGGTTGGGTGGGGCGCGGGTGGTGAGGTCCAAGCGGATCGACTCGCGCGGGTCCATGGCCGCCGCCCGGGCAACGGTCACGCTTGACGTGTCGGGCCTTGAGGAGATCGCCGGACGATTCAAGTTTATGAAATCCACGATCTTGACCGTCGGGGTACAAGGGCAAGACGGATTGGACACCTACAAGGGCACGGGGGCTAACGTCGCCTCGGTCGCCATGTATAACGAATTCGGAACCCCGGCCGGCCCGAGGCACGCGGGGATCCCCGCCCGGTCTTTCCTTCGATCGTCGGTGTTCGAAAACCGCGACAAGATACAAAACAAGTTTGCCAAGTCCATGGCCCAAGTTTTCGGGGCGGACGGGTTCACCGTCGGCGGTCGAGGCGACCCGATCACCGAGTTGGGCAACGTCGGCGCGGTGATCGTTGGAATGGTCCGCGACAAGATCCGCACATCGGGGTCTTGGGCAAAACCCAACGCCCCGGCGACGGTCAAAAAGAAGGGGTTTGATTTCCCCTTAATTGAAACCCTCAAACTAAGAGATTCGATCTCTTGGGCCGTGAGGATCGGCGGTCAAATCACCGCGAAAGGAAAAGCGTTCTAAGCCATGGCAAACCCCACAAGCGTGATCGACTTCTCGATCCCCCTCTCCACCTGGCTGGCCTCGGCCGTGTCGGACGGGACATGGGCCGACGTCGCCCAAGACCTCAAGGTGGACGAACCCGGGCAAGCCGCCCCGGCCACGGCGATCAGTACCGCCGCCGGGCAGCTATGGTCCAACATGATCGACGACGCGATCTTGACCCTCTACGGGATCAACCAAGGCGCGAAGTCCTACGACACGACGACGGCCGACGCGGTCCCGGTGAGTCTTGCCACCCTGGCGACTCTCACCACCGACGGCGACGCCTACCGGATCCAAGTCGAGGCCCAAGGCAAGACCGACGCCGCGGGCGGGGGTGAAGTCCTAGACGCCACCTTGGGCGGCCTGTACTACCGCACGGGGGGCGCGGTCCTCGTCCTCAACCCCACGGCCACCGTGTCGCGCGTCGGACTCACGACCGCCGCCCCGGCCCTCGTGGTGGTCGGTGACGACGTGACCTTGACTGCCACCGGCGAGGCCGCAACCAATGTCAAATGGACCGCGCGCGCGGTCGAGGTCCGAGAGATTCCAGCTCCATGATTCAACGCCCCTCAAAACTCTGGCAAGGTGGATCCCTCGCCGAACTCCAAGCCCTCGGGACCGAGAACGGGTTGACCGCGTTGGACTTTGGCGTGATCGAGTCGGGCGCCCCGGGTCTGTATCAGGCCACCACCGTGGGCGTGTCGTCCTCGACGTGGACCGCCGCGGGTGGCGGGGGCGCGGTGTGGACCGTCGCCACCGAAACGACCGCGACGAGGTCCGCGGTGGACGGGGAATTTGTCCTCGTGGATGTCGCGGCTTGCGTGATCACCCTCCCCACCCCGGCCGCGGGATCGCGGGTCGCAGTCAAGGCGATCACCTCGACGATCACGGGGATCGAGGTCCGCACAAGTGGGGGCGGGATCACGATCGATGGTACAGACTACTCCGCGACCGGGCTCCTCCTCGCGGAACAATTCGAGATGATAACCGCGATCTCGGACGGCTCGAATTGGTGGATCTATTAAGGGAAAATCATGGCGTACCAACCAGCAGAACCCGCAGCTTTTCAAGCGTACCTAACGACCGCGACCCTCGGAGGGGGAGGCGTCTATGCCTCGGGAGTCCTCGACTTGCAAGGATTCACTCAAGTTGACACGCACATTGTCAGCGACGTGGACGGCACGATCACAGTCCGATGGTACTCCGATGCGGGAGGAGCGGATCAAGTCCGACTCCTCACGATTCCCTATGCAGCCGCGAACGGTTTTCAACTTCTATCCGCCCCGGCTTTCACCCCTTTCGTGCAATACGAATACACGAACGGCGGCGCTGCTCAAGGCGATTTCTTCTTTGAGACGAAATTCCTCCACACCTCTCTTAGTCCGCAGATCCTCGGACTCACGGCTTTTATCGCGGGCGGTATGGTCGCCCAATTGAACCGATCGATCCTAGTCGGGACCGACACCGGGGGAGCGTACAATAACGTTTCGACCGCCCCGACCACTAACGCGGCCGGGACTTCGCAGAACTTGCAAGTCGTCTCTGGCGCCCGTCCGTCGCAGCTTCCGGGGAGGACGCCGATCCAGATCGTGACAAACGCGATCACCGTCCCGACCCTTGAATACACAGTCACGGCGGGCAAAACTTTGTACGTCACTGATATGATCGTTACCGTTGAACAGTCCGCGAATTCGTTGGGTCAACTTTTGATCCGCGACGGGCTCACCGTCGCGGGGCCGATCGTCCTCCCGATCTTCGTACCAGATCCAGGCGCGGGATCCTCGACGGTTACAACCGTCTCCCACACTTTCGCGGAGGCGCTACCTTTCACCGCGGGAGTTTTTTATGACGA